ATCACCATTTGGAATTGCAGGATCTGTAGAATTGGGTACAGTTAGATTAAATTCAAGATTAGACCCAGATGTAGAAATGCTATTGAAGACATTTAGACGGAATCAAGGATTGGCTTACTAATGTTAAATATAGGACCAATTAGGGATGCGTTAGGAACAAACTTACAAACAATTACTGGATTAAGAGTATATGATACGCTACCAGATGTTGTAATTCCTCCATGTGCTGTAGTTGGACAATTAGATTTCACATTTGATGTTGACAATGCTCGTGGTTTAGACCAGGCATCTACAGACATATTTGTGATTGTACAGAGATTTTCAGAAAGAACAGGGCAAGCAAAACTTGATTCTCTTCTTGCTGGAACAGGTCCTAAGTCAATCAAGACTGCCTTAGAATCAGACAGAACATTAGGTGGACTTGTAGACACTCTTAGGGTATTAAGTGCTGATGCTGGGACTTATTCTTCTGGAGATCAGACATTTTTATCCTATCGGTATAACCTCGTAATTTATGGCTAAGGAGAAACAATGGAATATATAGTAATTTCAAATAAAAAAGTTTGCGGTAAGTTTAATGGTGACAGACTTGCCGAATCTGATATAATTAGTGCAGGAGGTCAAGTTGAATCTCTTCTCGCATCTGGTCATATCAAAAAAGCAGGACAGGCACCAAAAGCAGTAAAAGAAGAAATAAAAGAAGAACCACAAGTGCAGAAGGAAGAACCAGAAGCATTTGTTTTTAATAATATAAACAATGAAGGAGATAAATAACAATGGCACGAATAGTGTTAACAGATGTTGAAGTGATTATTGGAGGAGTAACCTTGAGCGATCATGTTGCCAGCGTTACCCTTGGAAGCACTTACGACATACTTGAAACCACAGCATTTGGAAATACAGGGCAAGTTGGCCCAACTGGTGCAGTAACAGGTGCATCAGTTCCAAACGCAGCAAAACAAAGAATAGCAGGTCTTGTGGATAACTCAGTAACTCTTGAATTCCACCAAGATTTTGCAGCATCAGAAGTTGAGGCAACAATCTATCCACTATTGGGTACAGTTGTTTCGTGTTCGGTACAGCCAACAGCAGCAGCAGGCGCATCTGCAACGAACCCACAATACAACTTCTTTGCCCTGGTATCAGAATGGACACCTTTAAATGGTGCAGTAGGAGAACTTTCAACTGCTTCAGTTACTTGGCCAATTTCTGGTCCAATTACTAAGGCTGTTTCCTAAACATGGGCTTTTTAGTTCTAACTAATCCAGTAATAACATTTGGAGGAACAATCTCCACTGGGCTTGGTGGCGTTGATTTTAGCGATCACATAGCGTCAATCACGCTTTTAACCACTCACGAAATCCTTGATGTGACTCCTGTAAAAGAAGGCACTATTTACAAGGAAGTTATTGCAGGTGTTGGAACTAACTCAGTATCTTTTGAGTTTTATCAAGATTTTGCTAACAACTCTCTTGAAGAGTTTTTTGGAGGTGTACCTCCGTATACCGTAGAGCCAAATCGGATAGGAACAAAAGTTACATGCTTTGTAAAGCCTGGCTCACAGGTTATATCAGCACAAAATCCAGAGTACCGTTTTACAGTATTGGTAACTGATTGGACTCCGTTAAATTCTGCGGTTGGACAAATTAGTACAATTGGTGTGACTTGGCCTATATCTGGTGAAATACAGAAATTTATTCTGTAATTCAAATATTACTCTTGAAAAGGGGCTAAAAAAAATGGACGGATTAAAAGTAAAAGTAAAGACCAGCGACGGACAAGAAGGAATATATGCCCTTCGTCCCAAGACACTTGTTGCGTTTGAAAACAAATATAACAAGGGTTTTGCTAAGTTGTTAACAGAAGAGCAAAGATTAGAGCATATCTATTTCTTGGCTTGGTCAGCAATGAAGGATTCTGGTAAAGCGGTAAAGCCTTTTGGCGAATCATTTCTTGACACATTGGAAAGTGTGGAGTTAGAAACCGACCCAAATTCAGAATCCACAGAGACAGTCTAACCTATACAATAGCGACTATTTCTGTGGAGACTGGGCTTTCTCCAATAGACTTGCTTGAAGCACCTGACGGTATACTTGAAGCAATTGTTATTTATCTCAAGGAGCGATCCAAGAATGCGAGCAGGTAATGAGTGAAGATGCTATAGTGTTAAAAGGTCTAAACGAAACACTAAGGGCATTGGAAGACTTTGATAAAAATGCAGTAAAAGAATTTAATAAAGTTATTAATTCTGAATTGCGTAGTGCTAAACAGGATGCACAATCATATGTCTCAGTAAATCCTCCACTTAGTGGTTGGAACACTAAACCTGCTCGCAATCCTCGCACTCGTGGTGGTGCTGGATGGCCTTCTTGGGATCAAAGCATTATCAGGTCTGGAATAACATCTACAAAGGCTGAGGGTAAAGTTAGAGCAGATTACACAACAAATGCTGGTGCATTAAAAAATAAATCAGCAGCAGGTGTTATTTATGAATTAGCGGGTAGAAAATCAAGAGGCAATGGAACATTTATTAGCAATCTTGAGAACAAAGAAGGAAATGCTTCTCGTTTAATTTGGAAGTCTGTAGATAAAAACAAAGACAGAATTCAAAAGAATATTTTTGAAGCCTTGGAAAAGGCCAAAGCAATTTTAAGAAAAAATTTAGATACAAGGAGAACATAGCATGGCACAAACAGGGTCAGTAATAGCCAGAATTGTTTCTCAGTATTCGCCTAAAGGAACTGCTGCTGCTCGCAAAGACCTTAAAAGGATGGAAAAGCAGGTTAGTGACATTGGCAAAAAGATTGCCAAAGGCTTTGCTGTTGCTGGTGCTGCGGTATCTGCGTTTGCCATAAAGGTTGGAAAAGAGTCTGTTGAAGCCATGATGGCAGATCAAAAGGCTCAACAAGGATTAGCAATTGCTCTTAGGAATGTAACTGGAGCAACAGACGAGGCTATTAAGTCAAACAAAATATTCTTAGACTCTCTTGAAGAGCAAGTTGCCATTGACAATGAACAACTAATTCCTGCACTACAAAAGTTAGTCACCTCCACTGGAGACTTACAAGAAGCCCAACTCCTTCTATCTTTATCAACAGATGTTGCTGCTGCTTCAGGAAAAAATTTAGATGCCGTAAGCATGGCATTAGCAAAAGCAGTACAAGGTAATTTTACAGCATTAACAAGATTGGGCATTCCTCTGGATCAAAATGCTGTCAAAGCAAAAGACTTAGGAAAAATTTTAGTAGATTTAAGCAAGGCAAGCGCAGGTCAGGCTTCTGCTGCAGCAAACACCTTAGCAGGACGAATGGAATTACTGAGGATAAAGTTTGGCAGTATAGCAGACGACATAGGCTATGCCCTTCTACCTGCTTTACTTAATATTGCAGAGATTATACTAAATGATGTTATTCCTCAAATTCAAGAATTTATATTTTTAAACGAAGCAAAACTTACAGAAGCCTTTAGAAAAACAATTAAAGGTGCCCAAGATGTAGCAAATGTTTTAGTAAGAATCTATAATGTTATTAAGGGTGTCAATGACATTCTACCTCTTGGTCTTGCTGGATGGCTACAGTTAGCAATTGGACTTAAAATATTTGGTGTTGCTGCAGGTGCACTTATATCAATATTTTCTGTTATTGCAGTAAAAATGGTGATGCAAAAAGATCTTATTAAAGGCATGACATTGTCAAATAGAGAGTTTGTAAAAACATTAACTCAGTCTTCTTCTAACAGTGAAAAATTGTTAAGGGTTCTCTATAAATTAAAGGCCATGTATGCTGGAACAGCATTTGCTACAAGTGCGTTTGGTAAAGCAATAACTGTAGCAACTGGTGCAGTGAAAAAATTTACAATAGCATTGCTGACAAATCCTTTGTTTTTGATGGCTGCTGCAATTACAGCAGTAATTTATGGACTCAAGAAATTCAGCGATTTCTTAGAAGAGAAAAAAGTTGAAAAGTATCACAAGGCTTTAGACAAAGTTGATTATTCTTTATATAAAGCAAGCGCAGGAATAAAACTTTTTACTGGAGAAAATGAACATCTAAACAAGATAGTAAATCTTAATGCAGAGTCAATGGATGATGCTCACAATAGATACAAGACACAACAACTTGAAAAATCAAAACTAACCAAAGAAGAAATTGCAAATCAAAAAGCCCTTGCAGCCATTGAGGCAAGACGAATTCGTGAAGAGAAAATTAATCAACTTAGAGAAGCGAATTACAAGAAACTAAACGCTGAACTCACAAAAAGAGCAAATGTTTCTCTTCTTTCATCTGAAGATCAAAAGATAGTACAGATAAATGCAGCCCTTGCCCTTGCAGATAGACAAAAAGATGTAGACAAGGCAAACAAAGAAAGATTAAAAGATTTAAAAGAAGAAGTTTTACTTCAAAAGGTTAGACTTGACTTGTCTAAAAGATATCAAGATATTCTTAAAGTCTTGGCAGATGGAAAGATTGATACAAAAGAAATTGCCGTACTTGCTAAGGAATGGGGCATATCAAAGCAAGCAGTTAGGGCATATCTACTACAACTTGAAATTCTTGAAGATGCAAAAGTAACCGATGATGAGATTATTGAATTGGCTAAAACTTGGGGCAGCACTCAGGCCCAAGCAGCACAATATCTTGATTTCCTTGGTTATCTAAATGATGGTGTCTTAGACGATTCTGAAATTCAGAAGTTGATGGCAAAGTGGAAGATGACCGAAGATCAGGTCAGAATGTATGCTGACTTTGTTGGAATTGTTAATGATGGCAAATTAGAAGATAGAGAAATTATCAAGATTCAGGAGAAATGGAACTTAACCGTTGATGAAGTTGTTGACTATATCAAGAAGATTGGTTCTCCTGTTGCTTATTCAGGTACCCTTATTGATCCAGCCAAAGCAGCAGAAATTGGTTGGCTAAGTGCTACAGCAGCCTTAGAAAGATATTTGGCTCTTCTTAGG